GGACACTAATGATTTCCGTCCGGAAATTATGCCCCTTAAATGTACAGAAGTATGGCAGAGCAAGATATTAGAGAAGACCAGATGACTATAACTAATACAGTGGATTATGTAAGGGGATTGAAAGGTAAGGACAGCGTGCTTATGGCTATAAGTACGTTATTTTTAGATGTAATGAAAGAACGTGGTTATTTAACTTATAATTCTGAAGACGCAGTAAATAGCGCCATAATTCCCGGTTCATATTCCCACGGAGGCCCTATTATTGGAACAAGTGGCAAGCACGGTATATTATTGGTCTTGAAATCCAATACTTATATTGTTCAACTTGATTTTAATTTTGACAATAAGTTTTTCTTTCGATATTCATCGAATAATGGTTCTACCTGGAGCGATTGGAAGTCAGTAACTCTTACTTAATCTGGAGGATTCATTGTACCCTTCTATTTCTTGCCGAATCCTTTGCCCCTTAAATGTGTGAATATTATGGCAGATGATATTAGAGAGAATGCGATGGCTGGTGGAACGCCAGCACGGCTGCGTGGGCTGGATGCAAATGGTAATAGCATATCACCGACAATTCAAGAGGTGGCAGAAACTTTCGGTAAAGGATATGCTGCAGATTTGAATAACGAAACAGATTATGGAATTTCTGGCATGTTTAACGCTGATACTATTAATCATCCACCCATTTCATCAGATACTATTTTTGGCATATACTCAAATCATAGAGCAAAATATATAACAGAAGGAGTGTTTTTGTATCAAATAGCTGTCCCAGAAAATATGATAGGAATGTATGTAAGACGATGCTGGAATGGGAATTGGAGCGAATGGAAGTCAGTAACTCTTACTTAAAACTGTGGAATTATTCCACAATACCGTGGAGCACTCCACAATATTCCACAGTATTGTTAAAAGAGGATTTTGCCTTATATTAATGAAAATGAATGCAATATTGTTGCGCAATCATTCTGGTATCAATTTTGTACTATGGTTTATGTCTTAAAAGTTATCAGTAACTTGTAGTTGTTATGGTTAGACAATAGGTATTAGTTGCATTAAGGTTTAAAGACATTTTGTTCATATTGATTTTCATTCGGAAACTCTCTTTGTTTGGCATTGCATCCCGGTCTGTGAAGTATCGGGATGTTTTTACTTAGATGGTTGCTGTTTCCGACTAAATACTGTAACTTTGTATAGTTAGCCGATATACTACTTAACTAATACTATTTTATTCTTTGGAATAATGAAAGTATTCTCGGTCTGTGAAGATCGGATGCTTTTGGTGGGTAATGCCGCCAATTATTCCAGTTAAGTGTTTAGGTTTTATGCAGTCTACCCCATGAATGGACTGCATTGACAAGAAGTATTCTGCCCGTTCTGACCGAGATGGCCGGAACGGGTTACAAGAGAATTCAAACAAACCATTGACTTCCCTTTTTTCAGCATGTCTTGTAATATAGGATTTGTTCCTTTGAAATAAAAATCATACCTTTGGTGCATTGACAACCCGATAATCATGCCTTATTTGTGAAGATAGAGCATGTACTTAGAAGGCATTGGGAACGCCATAAAGTTGAATTCGGGTTGCCACCCTATCTCTTTCTTTTGCGCATTGGACAGAATGTTTGTTTGCTTGTTAAATTACACTTCATACCTTTTATAATGGATGTCCAATGTGCGCAAATTAAGCCCGTTCAAGCCGAGATGGTTTGAGCGGGTTTTGTTTGGCATTCTGATTGATTATTATTAATTTTACCGCATGTCTTTTTAGGCATAGTAAGTAGTTCTTGTTCTATAAAGTAAAGTCCGAAGAGTTGGAATTTATAGAACTTACACTTAATCAATTAGTTAATACAGACTTTCCGTCTTGTCCGTGAGGATAGGACGGATTTTAATTATAGGCAGAAAATTGGAAAGACTTATGAAATGGTAATTTTATTTTCCTTGGAATGAGAGCCAATAACATATTCCGATGTTACCGCTTCCATGGAGAGAATTTGGTTCTTGTTTCCATTAACATTTGATATGGCATACAACATAAGATAGCCGCCAGAATGGTTTGGGTATTTACTGTTTAAATAAAAACTGAAAGTATTGTCATTATCAACGTAGCATACGATATAGTTACATATTGTTGAACTGTAATTTTCTTTGGATAGACGACTGTCTGCGAATTTGTTCTCCCAATACTTTATATTAACAGAGAAATTCTCATTACTCATATTGTTTTGGTTAAAACCTATAGAGCATTGCAACCTTATGGCACGATATTGTGCCGTACTTATTGCTGTTCTAATTATAAAGCCTTTTACATTTCCAGCTGAAGGAGTGGAAAATAACTTTGGAAATAAGCCTCCTATTAATGTATTCATCACATTTGCCAAATCACTTTTCTTTATTTTCCCCTGACTACCATCTGCCAGTTCCACATACACATAGTTTGTATCAGTCACTATCTGACACTGGTTCATTGCTTGACTTATGTTTACTTTCTCTATCATATCCCTTGTACTTTTGAGGGTCGTCATTTTCGGATAAAAACGACAACCGGTTTAACATTTTGTTTTTATTCTCGTTTTGTTTAATATTTTGCTAATTAATTGGGTCTTCGTAAGTACGTTCTTCCAATTCCGCATAAGAATAGGCTACGTCCGTTCCTTTAGTTAGAATCCATATTGCACCTAATGACATGAACTCATATACTCCGCTTTTTGATATAGCGATCTTATTGCAATAATGATATTCATTATTTTCAAATGTAAGTTCATTAAATCCATCTGTTGTTACAACTGAAGTATAACCATAAGTGCTTCCCATTGCTGCATTATATATTGTCAACGAGATTTTCATCCCATTATATTGGACAGCCTCTGGAAGCATATACATACTCTGGGAAATTCGGTTTGGACGGCCATTCCGAAATTCAGAGCCAAAAGCCGGATTCAAAAAGAAATACCCCTCGTTTGCACGGAAATCATGCATCCGAACAAATGATGCATTGGCAATAATTGTCCCCTCAACTTCAACATTACGTCCCTTGAAGCTCCCAGTCAGAAAATCAAGGAGTAAGTTTGGTCGAAACTTGTTTGCCGGATCCATCGGGTCATTGTAATTAAAATCTTTATATCCGCCTACCGTTTCTACAGCAGAGCCATCGGCTTTTATTCCGTATTGCGAAAACATATACTGCCCATAGAACACCGCACTTGCCAGCTTGGCGAAATTCGCCATCAGTACCTCGATAAAGGCATACTGTATCTTGTCCATCACTACCCATGTCGCCTTACTGCCGTTTGCCGCATAGTCTGTCTTGGGGTTGACACCCTTAAATGTGCCCTCCTTGTTCAATACGTAATACTGCCCCTCACACAGCACCATGGGTGCGGACAGTGGGGTACGGGTATAGGATACGGATGCCGCGTACTCCCCGGTCGGATAGACCAGTGGGCCGACCGGTCCCTGCTGGAGATACTTCACTTCTCCCGTCTTGCTTGCCAACGCTTTCTTTGCCATGCCTCAATCCTTTGTCGTTATTACCCATGCCACATTGCCGCCTGCCTGCTGGCACATAGCTTCAGTGCAGGTACCGCTTGCCGCAGCCACATTCGCCGTAGCCGGATTGAGAATGACCCCTGCCGAATCCATAAAGACAAAATAGAACAGCATATTCTTTGCCTTCGTGGTCTGTCCCCGCTTGACAAGGATAGGCGTATAAGTCACCGAACCTCCGGAACCGGAAACAATCGTCTCATCCTCGGGATTGGGATTAGTTATGATGTCGTAGGGGTCTGACAAGTCCATCACCGTCTGCGTGTCAAGGCCTATCAGATTGCCGCCCTGCGACACCTCCACCTTAAAGATGCCCGTAGTGTCAACCAGGCTGTCCGTAACGGTCAGACTCTTGCCGGTCTGGTCGACGAGTGTCTGCCAGGCACCGTTAACCATCCTGGACCACTTGTAGGTTAGTCCGGAGGTGATCTCTGACGCTCCACGTCTCGCCATTGCCGTGAGAACGACACTGCCTCCCTTCTCACGGATGGCAAAGTATTTGTCATCTCCGGAAACGATGGTCACCACGTTCTGGTTGCCCACACCCTTGGTGATAGGGATGCTGTAAACGAACTGCACCTCATCCGACACGTTGCCCACGGTCACCGTAGCCACCGCCTTGACGCTGCAGCTCGCACCGGACGACGCCTTCACCAGGTTCTTCACGATCTGAAGCCCGTAATAGTTCGTAGTGCCCGCCTTGTAGGGGATGTACTTGAAATGCCCCGTCTCGCCGCCGAACGTGTTCGTGGAAACGTTGGATGTGAAGCTTATCAACACGTCATTGAAATACCACCTGATGGAAGAGGGCACCACAACCCCCTCAGCCACCCGTGAGGAGGTGAGAAGGAAGGAGAGCGTCGGCTTCATCGTGGTGAAGTCGGGGGCTATGTTTGTCGGAGCACCCGATTCACCATCATACTCTTGATAGAGGTCGCCTTTGTCGCACATAATCGCTGGCATGTAAACGCCAGACTTTTGCGAAAAGATTACCTGCCCGACCTTACTCGCTACGCTCATCGGTCACCTCCTCCCCGTCTTTATCCATGAAACCCTCCGGAGTGGCGACCTCCACCGGATCTTCCACGCCGTCTATCTCACCCTTGGCCTGCTGCGGGGAAAGGCACACGCCCCCGACTACTGCCGCCCGGTCGAATACCGTATCGCCGGGAAAGCCTGCCACATCGGCCTGCCATAACAGCACATTGCCGTCGGCAGTGCTGTTGCGGATTCCTGCCACTCCCAGCTTGTCCGCAACCTCTCTCGTCACTTTGATATAAAATGCCATACTGCTATCGATTAATGGTTAAACATCCCTTTTCCTTGCCACTATAAACTTACCGCTGTCATCCGTCACGTACTTGCCGTCAGATGTCACCACCGCCGCATACGGGCCCTTGTCAATCACCTTCAGCTGTAGCATCATGCCGTCGGTGCATGGGATGGAGGGCGAGTACCCGGCAGCGGCCAGCACGTATGAGGAGGCGCCGGCCGCCTTCGTGTACCATTCGCACTCAAGGATGGCCTGGGGATTGGGGACAATCCCTGCCGTATCACGGATGACCGGTTTCGGGTATATCATCTTGGTTCCGTCTGCCACCTGCTGCGGAAATCCCTCCCAGTCAATCTCGATGCTGGGAATACGCCTGCGGATGGTGGTGGAGACATAGTCTATGTCACTGTCCGGCTTGGATGAAGGAGCACCGTCCTTCGAGTACGATGCTTTCACGACGTAGGTCTGTTCGTGGCCGATATAGTCCCGGTCTATGGTAAGCACGTTCTTTGTCAGTGATACGAACTCCCAGTCATTGTCGCCGTTACCGTCGGTAATCTGCTCCAGTGCGCCCGTATTCAGCTTCCGATAGAAGAAGAACTTGCACTTGTTGGTTGCTGTGACATCTACATCACCGACAAGCAGTCTGGCGGTGATGGCCTGCCTGGCAATGTCCCGACACGGGTTCCAATCAAGTGCCGACGGAGAGTCGACCATCAGCTTAGGCTGCGCCTCGCTGCCGTCAACGGCGCGGACAAGACGGCTGAAACGGTAGACATGCGTCTGTCCGGTACGCTTCGCATCGACATACTCGGCGTAGAACTCCAGTGTTACCGGACTGCCGGGAACGGCGTTCTTTTTCACTTGTATCTTACCCTTCTCGGCTCCGGTCTCGGTAATGACATAGCTCTTGTTGGCAGATGTAATCAATGTCCGTACACCGTTCAAGCGCTCGTACCACTTCATGTTGACCAATGACGCGTTGACCGCACCCACCTTGACCACCGCATCCGGGTCGGTGGCATTGCACCGGGGGAACAGCGTCAGGGGGGTAAGCGTGTAGTCCGGAGTGTACTCGGCCTTGTCAGCCTGGTACACCTGCACGTCCGGCACGCTGCCGACAACCTCTATCCCGCCGCTGGTCTGGAGAGGGCGGTAGTTGACCTCTATCTTCTTCTGTATAGTCTGCATAATTAGAAAGTTATATAATTCATTGTCTCATAATTGTTCTGCCCGTCACGTAGCAATACCCGTGCGATGAACTTGCACCCGGTCATGTTCATATAGTCGGGGCCGAGGTCGTTGACCGTCAGCGGCAGTGACTTGCCGGTTTCCGCGTGTGCGACCGCCCAGGCGTTGTCCTCGGTGACGTTGCCCGTATCGCGCGTCCACTCCACATCACTGTCAAGGATATGCGCCGTAACGTCACGGTTGTACAGCTCACCGGTAATGGTGAGGGTGGTCGCAAAACGCTCCGCATCGAAGTACCAGCCATTGGAGCTTTCTATATCGATGCTGAAATCCGGATTGCCCTCGACCATTGCCCAGCCCGCTGCTCCGTACTTCGGTTCGTCGGTAGTGCCGGAAACAAGACACATCCACTTGCATCCGTAGTGCCACACGGTATCGTACATCATCACACGTACGGTCTCGGTCTGTGCCTCGCGGTCGGCTTGGTAGGGTTCTGCTCCGGTGGCGGTCTCCATGTTCCACTCTCCGCGGTCGTTGGCGATGCGGGGCAATACGCCTTGGAAGTCGATGCGGTGGATGTCCTGCGCTACCAATCCCCGGACGTAGATATAAGAGTGCAGGTAGTTGATGGGCAGGTTGTCGAACAGAGACAGATGCTTCAGCCTGCCGACGATCACCGAATAGTTGCTTTCCTCAAGGACGGGTTTTGTGACCCCGTTAAGCATGCAGATACAATGCTCACGGGATGACAGATACCAATAACCCTGCCGTTCAGTATCAACCGGGTTGCCACGGTGTGATAATATCATCAACGGCTCAGGAGGATAATTCTTGCCACCCGGCACCTCGCTATCAGGGTACATCACAGCGTTGATCGTATTGGCTGAGATGTCAACATGCAAGACACGTAGCCAGGAGGTATAATACTTGCCGCCACCTGATGCAAGGTCATTGACAACACCATATACAACATCGTTTTCTGCCAGTGCAGTAAAGTCGTTATTCCACCGTTTCTTCATCTTCAGGCTGTATGTGCCGTCTTCAAGCTGCGATACACTTTCGATGGTACCAGACTCGGAGAAGGAATAGTCGCTCTCCATGGCGGAGAGACGGTTGAAGATAAGCTCAAGGACGGTAAGGCTGTCGCGGACCTCGAGGCGGGACAGCTGCATACGGCCGTCAGGGAATATTCCGGCACCCTTGCCCGCGACCATAGAGTCGATAAACTCGCCGAACTTCAACAGAAAATTTGTGCCGTCAGCTCGATCTTTCCTCAGAAAAATCTTCTCCAATTCTTCAGGGGAGTATTTGGATAACAGATTCAAGATTCCGACCAGCGTGCGGCCTACCCGTTCTGCCGTATTTTCATTCTCTTGGGTAGCGTACCGTACCTGTAGGGCAAGTTCCTTGAGTATGTCAATCGTATCTGCCATATTATAATACAAATGCCTTCCGGCAGTTCAAAGCTTTATAAGGTTCGGACAGACTAACAGCTGCAACTACACCGTAAAGCTGGTTATCATTGTTCACCACATAATCCGCTTCCACATCTTCCAAGGAAAAAGCGAGCCACAGCCTTTTCATCCTTTTGTCTTCCAAAATTTGGTTGAGCAGCTCATCAAGAATACGTTCGCACTTGTCAAGGGCAGCCTCTATCTGCTCATAGTCGGAGGTGTCGGACACATGCTCCACAATGAAGAGCAGGTAATCGCGGTCTTTTCGGTATGCACCCGGATTACCACCGTAACCGAATCCTGAGCCACGGTCCACAATCACTGCCGGATAGTGGAGTACGCTGTCCAGTGCCGTATGCTTCTCCCGTTCTGATGAGAGGAAGTGTACTTCATCATTCTCCTTGTGTCGTATATCGACATGCCTTTCAGCCAGCTTCTCTATGTATTCCGAAAAAGTCATTTCTTCTGTTTTTGAGCGTCACGGATTCTTTTATTCAATATACGGAATGCCGTTGCCACCGGCATTGCCTGGTATTTCTCCATCACTGCCACATCGTCACCGACAAAAGCATCGAAGATGTCGAGCCAGTTGACCGACGGTGCTGTTGGTCTTTTCCGCTTTTCCTCCGGTTCCGGTTCATCATCCAACGGAAAGAGGAAAGGAAAAGCCTTTGAAAGCCACCTCTTGACAAAAACGTAGTTCAGGAATACGGCATACTTGACGTGCCTGTCAATTTTTGCCACCTTCATTATCCGTTTTTGCAGTATCAGCGGTTTCTGCCTGCTAAATAAGCCGTTTTTCCCACCCGACGGTAGGACAATATATTCGTTGTCTTTCAAATAGAGCATTGATACGAAAGTGTCCAGTGAGGCATCCTTGCCGTCACGGACATATCGGTTGAAAGCCGTGTCCACGTGCATGAAGTGCTCGAAACACATCCCCTTCAAGCGTTCTCCCGGTGCTTTCAGCCCGGATACGGCAAGAAGGATAAAGCGGTCCATCCGGACACGGCAGTCGCTGATGAACTCCACCAGTTCGCTCAGCTTATAACTGTAATAGGTGTCGGAACCGACCCCGGACGGCAGGGAATAGAACTCCTTCAGGAAGGAGGGTTCGTCCATTTCCTGAAGATAAAGCCGCGACACGAGCAGGAACTGTGCCGGTGTCAGCTCCTCCCATTTCTGAGGTACCCGGCGGATTATCTCATGGCGGATTCCGAATCTACGGTATGCAATGCGAAGCTCCCTCATGTCCAGAACGTGCGTTTATGGTCATTGTCCCGGTCGTATATCTGCCTGGGATCACCCTCATAGAAATTTTCAAAACAACTCCGTACCGTACGCAGCAGCACGGTCATGTACATGTCTGCATCCGCTTTCAGATTCTGAATTTGTACGGCGATACGCTCCGCATCGACGGGTCTCTTCTCCTCATTGCCCTTCTCACCCGGCTGTACAGTGGTGAAGTACAGCCCCCGGTCTGTGACGCTACCCGTCTCCATCAGCAGCCGTCTGACCGCCATTGCCACAATGTAGCGGGAGCAGGCAAGGCGCAACCGCTCCACACTCTTCCGGGCTTCTTCGTCTTCTGGGGGATTTACCAGTCCGTCAATCAGATGCTCATACAGCTTGTCACCGATGGCCGGCTGAAGGAGCATCTCCTCGGCAAACTTCAGGTGCGGCTGCAGGCGAAGGAAAACAATCCGGCTGCCATTGATAAAACAGACGTCATTGACATCCGCGGTACTGCGGACAATGGCCGATTTACGGTCTTGATAGGCCTGGGAGGATGCGAACTCCGGATATTCGGCTATATGGGCATACAGAAACTCAAGCAGCTCGTCGAGCGCATTGAACCCCTTGTTGCGTAACGATGCCCGCAGGTTATCTTCCTGGTACTTGTACACCTGCTGGAATGATTCGTCGTTGTCGGATTTCTGACGTTGGAATCCCGCATCGGTGATACGCATGCCGATTTCATCGAAGTCATTCCAGAACGCCAGGTTCGCGTTCGCGCGTTTGCAGATCTCCAGCAGGCGGCTGTCCAGTTTCTCCCGTTCGGTTGCCCCTTCGGTATTCTGTTCCAATACATCCGGATTTGGACCGAATTCGTATATCTCGACCACTTCGCCCGCCATCGCATCGCCCAATAACGGTACGAGGTATTGCCGGAAAGCATTACGAAGCGGTGCCTCCATCATGTCAAAGGAGATGGCGGTGTTCACCTTCATCACCGCTTTCAGCTCCTTGCCGTTGTTCCATTTTTTTGCACTGAATATCATTAGCTCAATGTTTTTTTGGTACCGCTGCCGGTATCGAGGGTTACTAAAACGGTATTGCGGAAACGCAGCTCGCATTCCGGCATGCCGTTCATTTTGATGTAGAGTTCTATTGGGTCCAGGATGTTCTGCCGGTCAATCCATGCGTTGGCAATGTTCACAAGGAACGCCTCACGGATATTGGAACCGCCCTGGTTGCCGGCATAGGTGCCACCGGGCATACCTGCACCGAGCACATTCGGATTCACCATCAATGCAAACAGTATCTCGGAGTTGGCGGCTGCCGACACCGGAAGATTGTCACTGCCCTGGTATTTGTTCTCCAGCGGCTTGATTTTCCACTCCTCCTCAATCCTGCCGTTCATCTCGTTCACGGCATAATGAGAGAAGATGGGCTTCTCCGCATTGTCCGGTCCGCAAAGGTTCTGCTCCACAGAGTCCATATATTTCTGTATGGCCGCCTCACGCTCCTTGGCAGAATAGTCCTTGGACGGGTATTTCTTCTCCCAGTAGGAATACGGTATCTGTACATGCCACTTCCAGGTTATCTGGTTCTTGTAGGCTTTCTTGAGGAAATGGGGGATAAGATGGGCTATCTCCACCCATCCACAAACGTAGGCGGGCCACCAGATGGGCATGCCGTAAAGGTCGTCGTTGCTCCAGCTGTCGCGTACCGGCATGATGAAACCGTCCTTCACCTTTCCGGCAAACTTCAACACTTCAGCGTGCATCTGCGGGTCGTATTCGGAGAGCACATCCAGCCTGGTGTATTGTCCCTTGTCCGGACGTTGCGGCCAATATCCGGAAACGATGCACTTGCAGGCACCATATTCGTCCACTTCGGAATAGCGGCGGTAAAGCGCATTGACCGGATTGACCCCTGCAAAAGAATTGCCGGCAGCCGAGGGCACGAACTGGACGGCACCGTTGCCGAACTTCAGGTAATCCCGAAGCACCTTCTCCATGTAGCGCCTCACATTCCGGGAAGCAATAAAAGTCTGTACCCGGCTATCGGTAACGGGCTTCAGTATCTCGTTGCCATCATTGTCGTAACCTTTCACCGTACAAGGATATATGCCTTGCCCAAGTGTCAGGTTACGAAGAAACTTCAGGCCCGTATTGAGCACGCTGGTGTTTCCTATCTCTTCAGCCGCCTTCTGGGGGAAATCATTCTCATCTCCCCATGGACGCACCTTCACTCCGTCGATGTCTATATAGGAAACATTCGACAAGTCATATGGCGCCAGGATTCGGGTACGCTCCTTCATTTCGTTTTGGGGTGTCCCCGTCGTTTCGCCGAATATGTACGTGGACTGCATCAGCAGGGGGATACCGCTTGAATTAAACAATATGTTCATCAGAATATTATTTTCTTTTTGTTATACTCCAGTATCAGGTCAATATCCACAGGGTAGGGGTGTCCTTCCGGATTTCCCTTGCAGTCGCAGGGCTGCACGCCCCGGAGCTGGTATTCCTTCATGTTCATGCGTCCTGCACCGCAGGCGTAGGCCTGGGGCATGAAATAGACCTTGCCTTCCTTACTGACGAACTTTATCGAAAAGATGCGCCGGCGTCCGCGTTCGTCCGTGCGGATGTCCATGTCGGCCAGAGCCAGGTTTCTGCGTATTGTCTCCATATCGTTATATCATTCAAATGTTCTGTCAAATGTGTAGTCGAATATTCCTCCACCGAACGAGTACCGGTCAAATACCTGGTGCTTTCTGCTTGCCGGGCAGAAGGTGAGGTTCACGTTCACCCGCTGGTTCCCCATCTTGGTATGGGTAAAGTCGATGTCCGTGATGATGATCTCCATCGGGAGTGAAGGCGTGTCATACCATCGCTGTACCGGAGAAGTCAGCATGTCCACCAATGCCTTGTATTTGTTTTCGTCCAGATAGCCGGTATTGACAGTGCGTAAATCGTTGAAGAAAGGGCTGAACCTCCGTTTCTGTTTCGTCAGATCCGCAATATCCCCCTCCAGTTCCGGACTGTACTGTACCAGTCCGGAAAATGAAATCGATTCCGGGAGCCCGAACACGTTATAGTAGAGGAACTGGTGCATTTCCCGGTGGTTCTGCCGGTCAAGGACATACCTTACAAGGTCTGTCAATGTACCGTTGGTGATGCGTGCGTCATACGATATGATATTGTCGCATTGGACGCCTGAGAGCCGGCTTATCTTTACCGGACTCATGTTATATGCCGTCATGCGGTCTGTGCCGGACAGTTCGAGCTTTACGGTTTTCTTGATGCTGGAGCCGGACTCCATGTATATGATGTCTATAAATACCTCTGTCCTGGCCGAGACGAAAAAGGAGAGATAGTCAATGCTGTTTTGCCTGATATGCTTGATTTTATATCGGGAGTAGAAGATAAAGTCCGTCTGCGGGTCGAAAGACACATGATACCTTGAGTAAAATACATGCAGGGTATAGTTTTCGGTGGACTCGCTGTCCGAGAGTTCCAGCCGTACCTCCATGGGCAGCAAGGCCACACGGTCATCCCCACCGTTGAGCTCAGGACGTACAAAATACTCATTGATAATGTCTCCGGGGTCGCAAATGATGACTGTGTTGCTGTGGTCCGGATAATAAATTTCGGACAGTGCCTCCTGCCCGTCAACCTCTATCCTGAGGCTTAGTTTGTCATGCACGTCCGCAATGCGGATGTCCTGCATGTCAGAGGAAAACACATATGAGTCATTTACAAGATTTGTCACCATCTCCATAAGTCTTTAGATACTCCCAACACCAGCGACCTGTTGTACAAGTCATAGCCCGCCCTGAACTCCCAGGACTTACGCCGGTACCCTGCGGACAGTACACATCCGTAACGTCCCGCATCCATTCCCACCACCAGCGCGTTGTTGCAGACGACCGGTTGCCGGTAGTCCACCACTACCGTGCGGTCAAGCAATGAATTGCGGGATATCACGTCGGTCAACTCCACTTTCAGGTAAGGGCGTTCAATAATTGTATCAAGATAATGCTTCTCCGAGAAATAGTCGGCCAGTATAGCCGCCGTATCCACTTCTGTGGGTACCTCACGGACAATCACCTCCGGTTCCGGAATGGCAGGGCGTATCGTATCATGCCTGACCACCGTTTCCGGTACGCGGACAATGCTCCGTTTCCGGGAACCCAGCCAGTGGCCGGCCCAGCCGGAGAGAAGTGCGATAACCGCACAAAGCAACATATGGCTAACCTTCCGTCTCATCGGCCTTTTTTCTGAATTTGTCCGTGACTGTCACCCACAATATTCCCACCTGCTTGATCAGCGTATCTTTCGGCTTGCCGTCGATGACCGCCAGGTTCTCCAGTATGCTTGTCACGTGCTCGACGCAGAACCAGGTCATGACGAACACCTTGACAATGGAGAAGAACAGGGTGGCCAGTAGCATGACAAAGCTTTCTTCCGCTCCGGCCTTACTCTCCAGATAGAATGAGTGGGTGATATAGATGATGGTCAGCCAGATACACAGCTTGATGATGCAGCGTGAGAAACGGAAGCTTTCAAATCCTATTCCCTGGACCTTGCTTGCCCGGATGCCCGTCCACATCTCGGAGACAATGGCGACGAGCATGGCCATGGCCAGGAACGGTGTAATGCCTATCCATTCGCTGACTACGGCAGTGACGGCGCTGAAGGAGATGGCCGGAAATTGCAGGTTGTACTTGAAGCTCGGAGCCACCGAAAGAAAGAACTCCTTCGGTGAATCATACCCATAGGTGGCGACGAATCTTGTGAAAAAGCGTATCATATCTCTTTTTTTGTCACAAAGATAGAAGCCAACCATCCGCTCTCATAGGACAAAAAAATCCCCTCCGTGGTTGAAGGAACGGTAACACGACCAGTCATTCCGCTTTTCGGGCCCCATTCCGTTTGCGAGCGTGCGAGCAAACGGAATGGGTGCGCCCTGCACCCCTCCGTCAAATCAGCCCCTCATCGCCAAAACTATAATATTCACCATTCGTTATAATCACGTGGTCTATCATTGTGATATTGAATAACCCTGCCGCCTTTTTAAGTTGCTCCGTCAGCCTCTTGTCCTCATTGCTCGGTCGGCTGTTGCCACTCGGATGGTTATGCACCGCTGCAAACTGCGTAGCCCCCGTATCAATCAGCACGCGCATAATCAGCCTTATATCCGCTGAAGTCTGGTCTATGCCGCCTACCGATATGCGTACTTTCTTGATAAGTCGTCCGGCTTGGTTTATCGACACTACCCAAAATTCTTCATTCGGCAAATCTCCTATCAACGGCTCCATCAGTTCGTATACGTCTTTGCTCATCCTTATTTGCCTGCGTTCCACCTGCTGCGACAGTTGTCTCTTGTACATCTCCACGGCTGCCACGGCTACCCTCCTGCGTCCAGGAGTCAAAGAGGAAAACAATTTTTCAAGGTCTATCACCTCGTTGCTGCGTTCGATGTCCGAAACAATCTGTCTGTTGTTGCTGATTTCGTAAATCAGTTCGCTGTCGCTCATGTAGCGGCAATCGTTATCAAAAAGAGTATTCATTGTATGGATTAAATTGTTATAAAAGAATTGTCTTACCTAAGAAATAGCCTCCCAAAACCTCTGCCCCAAGCGTTTCAAGTGCACACGCAAACCGTGCGTAACTATGCCCCTGCGTCAGTATATCATCGAATACAAGGCATTTCTTACCCTTGAAAAAACGCTTATCAAACTTGATGACCTCCACCGTCTGCACCGTCTTGGCCGCTTTCGTCTCATGGATGGCAATCCGTCCACCCTCAATGGTAATTGCTTTGTACGCATTCCTGCACCCCGTCAGCCGTGCCACCTCTTCGGCAAAAGCCTTGTATCTGATTTCGTTCTTCTCTCCGCTACTGGCTGGTATGCAGACCAACGTCACGTTGCAAACTTCTGCACCGAACTGCTCACGCATCTTCTTTGCTACAAGTTCTGCCACAGACGCACTGCGCTTCCCGTCCTTAAAATCCCATATCATCCTGCGGATAGACCACTCCCGTTTGTTAGCCTCGTACTTGGTAGGCAAGTAGTCAAAGAAGTTAAACATGAATTTAGACCATTGATTTTTCCATGCTTCGGGAATGTTTCTTTTTGCTGCCATAACTGTAAGTTTTTAAATTTTTATTCTGGATTTCTGGAGTCGTCGGGTGGAGCCTTTTTTAATTTTCTCCGTTTCCCGGAACGACTTTTTTTTTATTCCGGCGTGTCTGTATGACGTGCGGTATGGTTGCCTTTTGATGCCGCAATAATTGAGGTGCCGAGGATGACATTCCGCAAGGTTCCGACTAAAACCGAAGGCTTGAATACTACCCGTAGGGCTGGAGATTTTTTAGCGGACAACGCCCGACCTTGCTTGTCAGACCGGTGCCCTACATTTGCGGACTCAAAAGACTACCTGACCGCATACAGAGATGCAGGAAATGAAAAGGAGTTGCGGAAAAGAAACGGAGGCACGCCAAGCGGAACGCTTACCGCTCTACAGTCTCTACCTTAGCTATTGAAACGGAAAAGACCGGGGCTACCTGCATGGATGCGGACAAACGCAAGTAGCTGCCGCTACTTACCGCTGAGACGCGCAAAATCCGTACTGGAGGAAATAGATTTGCCTGCCTGTTCCTTCAGTACGGATTTTGCGCGCGCCGTGCTCTTTGTTAATGAATGTTATAAGAAATATACTTCTTTGATAATGAATACAGAATACCCCTCTTTCCATCCGAATGGAAACAGAAACGGAAGTTTCTGCCGACCGCGCCCTATCCAAAAACGCAACCAAAAGCGCAAGAAGCAAGGAAATATGACAAGGAGGATGCCTCTCGGCCAGTCCTGCACACGACGTTCTGTCCTAAAGTGCAGCGATTCCCATTGCGGACGTTGCGAGTCCTGCCATAAGCATTGCGATTGTGATTGCGGATGTATGTGTATGAGGTGAATCAGATACGTGCGTCCACGAATCCGTATGCCTGCCTGAGCAGGTGCCCGTACTTCGTCCATACACGCTTATCCACCGCATCACCGAAGTGGGTGGCTTCTTCCGGAAGGATGGACTGGTTACGCTCGCTGCGCTTATCCTTGGCAAAACGCCCCTCGCGGTCCTCGATGACACGCGTATTGTTCATGGAGATGAGTGTATATTTGCATTTCGAGCCGTTGAAACGCTTCTTCGGGAACCGTTCGTCTTTCTCTGCCAGGATGGAAGCCCAGAGCAGGTACTTGTCATGCTGCGGTGGCTCCATGCCCGCATGGGTGTGCTGTTCCACCGTCCACCCGTGCTTCTCCAAGCGCTCGATGGCAAGCTCGTTGTAGGACTTCTTGTTGTTGGCACGGCGTGCATCCCCGTAACGGTCACGGTAATAATGCAGGTGCTTGTTGATATGGTTACGGTAGTAGTGGCAGAACTTGTCCATCAGCGCGTTCACCATGGTATCATCCTCTTCATCACGTTTGACAAAGAACTCGTTGATGTTGTTGTCTACCGGCTCACGTGTCAGCAGCTTCGTCACGAAGTCATAGTTGCGCTCCTGCGCCACTTCCAGGAATGAGGCAGCAGAACCCCAGTCGGGTGTCAGCTCTATCGGCTGGTTGGGATTGCAGTCCAGGTCACGCCGGCTGTCATCGTTATTGGCAAGCTGCTGCCAGTTGTAGTTATGATCTTCGGCAAAGTCACGGATATAGTCGTCATTGGTCGCATTGTAATAGATATGGCGTTCATCCAACTGGTAGTAGCAGCTATCAATCTTATCCACCATGAAGTTCAGGATCTCTATCATGAAGGAAAGCTTATCCATCACCTTGTACTGGTTCAGGATATAGTTCATGCCCACATTGGCGATGTTGTCGAAGATGGAGCCAAGGATAAAGAGCGTGCCGTCACGTGAAACGAACGGCGTGATACTTTGCCTGAGACGGACGGTCTCGTTCCAGATCTCCTTGAACAGTCCCGCATCATTCGCAATCCTTGCATCAATGAGCTGCATCTGTAACCGCACAATCTTATTCCAGACATCAAACAGCCGGATGCCGCGTTCTTCTTCATAATACTTGGCCGGTTCAAGCAACCATTTCTGTTCAGGCGTGTAAGGCATGGAGGAAAGGAAGGTGTTGCCGTGATGCTTCAGAACGGGATTCTCGGACTTGCGGCCAAAGATGTGTTCATTACCCCGATTGGTCGGCGCCGCCTCCTGGTCGAACTTCTCCTTGTCGAGCGTCAGCGCTTCATCGGTGATGTTGTAGTCCGCATTCGGACCGCGGCTGTTACCGCCCTGAGTAAGTATGTAGAGCATATGCCCGTTGCTGAAGCTGATGCCGTACTCGAATGACATGATGTGCTCGTATGGCTTGTACCATCCTTCGATGGGACGGCGGCACACCACATAGTCACCGGTCTTGCTGACCGGGTCCCACTGCTTATAACCGAGCATCTCCAGCATCTTGAACGCTGAAGGCAGGGTTTTAGTCAACGCCTGCCCAATGGTGGCCTGGGTGAGCGTAGTAATCCCTCGCGGCATGAGCCGGATGTTGTCATCTATCACGGCACCGGTAATGAATGATTTACCCGTGGCACGCGAGTAGATGACATATCCGTTCTTGTACGGCATCACGAGGAATGCCGCTTGCGCCGGATTGACCTGTATGACCTCTTCCCAGACGTTTTCGTCCATTGTCCTGCCGTATCAATATCGTGGGAAAACAATGTAGTTCACACCTTCGGAGGAGGTCATGCGGGGCATGTCCTGTCCGGTATCAGCCAGCAGCTGCGGCACCTCTTCCGGCCTGAACCTGGCAGATACGGTACAGACAATCTGTGTCTTGCTGACCGATACCATATCAATGTGCTTATGGTCAACCAGGTAAGAGATGAGTCGTTTGTTTGTCAATTTTTTCATGGGTAATCTGTTATGAGTTCATTATTTCTTCCGCTTGTGCGTCGTCGATAGGCGTGTACATCGAATCCACCAAAAGCTTCTGCTCTTCCTGGGAAAGGTTGCGGACGGCATTCAGGGGAATATCCACCTTTTGCCCCATGCTGTTGATCTGGATGTAGAATACGTTCTTCTCCATGCGTCGCGGGTCCTCGACGGAAGCCGGCTTCTCACCAATCATCTGATGCAGTACTTTCTTGGCGTTGTTCCATTGCTTGAGATCACCTTTGAGCTTGCAATCCCGGATAAGCTGAATCTGGTCCTTGATCATCCAGGCATACCAGAAGTCCCAGTCGAACTGGTGCTGTGTCTTGAACAGTTCTTTTGCCAGGGCGATGTCCTTCCTTATCTGGGTACGCGAGATACGGTATTTTGCCAGCATGATGTTGATGATGTGGCTCTCGTTCGGATAGTCATCCAAAAGACGTGCTATCTGCAGCACCCGGTTGCACTGCACACGCAGATGCTCCGGCAGCGGACTGTTCTCCGGGTCGATGATGTGCTGCTGTATAAGGTCGTAGGATTGCTCCTCCAGTGCGGCCTTGCTTTTGGATGCCGTCAGACGGTTGTTATTCATACTCAAGATACTGCTGTTGCGATTTGATGAACTTGACAAGCTCCTGCTGTGCCGGGTTGCTGCCATTGACGGCCGACTTGATGAGTGACTCCCGGAGTTCAACCGTCTGGCGAAGATGCCCCCGGTAGAAGGCGGTCCGGACTTCGGTGCCCGGTGTGCGGAGTACCGCGAGAAAGTCCGTCTCATCGGCACCTATATTGATGGCTATCAGCCCCGGAGGGATCAAACGATAGGCCATCTTCTCTATCTCCTCACGTTGTTCCTGAGTCAAATTCATCATTCAGCATTTTAAAGTCAAAATCAAAAATATCTCTGCCGGTATGGATGATTCCACGTTCCAGCTTCGGGTTGTGCGTGGCGTTCTGGCTGCCCACTACGGTAATCTTCCAGTCCTCGTTATACAGCAGCGCCACCTTCGCATGAAGCGCGAGGCAACGGTAGCAGTCCGGGAACGTGGTCACCAGATAATCGAACGGTTTGGGTGATATGCTGCGTACCCGGTTGTCTATCAGGAACCGCACCGACAACAGCTCGCCTGTTTCCACCTTCCGGTGAATCGCCGTAATGCTGTCCATGGAGATGGAATAGGTGGTAAGCAGCAGGTGTGCCGGGCCTGTCTGTCTGAGAATATAGAAAATCAACTGGATCAGGTTGAACGCCCCTGAAGAGTAGAAATGCTTGTCCCTGCCGGGTACCAGCACCCCCATGGCGTCCGGATGCAGCAGCTTCTCCGCAGCCAGGTCGTGGCCGGAGGCTGCCGCATCCGTTCGGCGGATGTAGCCTGTCGGGTATCGGTCTCCCTGCATAGGACTTACTGCATCATCCACCGGCATCATCTTATTCTCAATCTCGCTGCAACAGACCAACATAACCTATTGCAGTTCTGCCAAACGATATTCTATCCTTTCCACCAGTGCTTCCTGGGCAGCCACCTTCTTCTCGTATTTCACGCGTTTGGGGCAGTCGGGAAGGGGATTCTCCTTGCCGTCCTTGGGTTTGCTTTCCGAAGAGTACAGCAGCATGTTCCTTGCCTTGGTAATCTTGCTCTTGGCATTGGATTTCGCTTTCTTCAGTTCTTCCACGGATAGGGAACTGATGTCGGTCTCGTCCTCTTCCTTTTCCGGATTTTCTTCGGGGGTATCCGCTTTTTTGTAGAGTTCGTCCAGCTGCTTGTCAGTCGGCAGTTCCTTGTCCTGCTCGAACTGCCTTTTGATGGCAGCCAGCAGTGTCATGCGGTTGGAGAGAAAGGCTATACGGGCGACAATATCCTTGCGCTGCGTGCATACAGCCTGCGTGTTTGTCTCACCCAGTGCGGCAAGCATCCGGTGCTGGCGTGAACGTTCGTTGTAGCATTCCCGGAAGTCATAGATGATTTTGGCCATCACCGGAGGATAGGCGGGCTGTTCGTCCGCCTCACGCGCCAGTTCCCTCTCCGCAACGGCGACAATGGCGGCAGCCGTCTCTTCGGGAACCGTCTCGGAACGCCCGTCATTGCCCGGCATTGCATCATCTGCCAGGTCCACATCCTCAAAGCGCGGATCATCCGGATGGTACCACACCTTGATCATCTGCCGGATCTCGTATTCCAGCTTCTCGCGGGTATGCGGCTTTTCGCCCTGGCGTGCCAGACGTGCGGCGACAAACCCCTTATATCCTGAACGGGTCAGGATATTCACACCGGTGCTGTAGTCACGTTTCTGCGAGTTCAGCCACTTGATGCCGTCCCTGCGCGCCTCAATGTAGTTCTGTGTAATCTTTGACATTGTATGTACGTTGTTTTTTGATGATACGCAAAGCTATTGCGATTTTTGTTGCCGGAATAGGACAAAACAAAATGTCCGCCCCTGCCTGAGAGCGAGAGACGGACATGAACAACCAATCATGAACAAAAAGGCTTATGGCACTTCTGATGCGGCTTTTACAGTCAGGATGTCCTCCGTGTCTCCCTCATACACACATTTGCGCGGTGCGGTAAAGGTGTAGTGGAGGGTGTTCTGGTTGCGGGCAGTGGAGCTTGCTCCGGTAGTGGCACCATCACCCGACGCACGGAGCGCGCCGCGCCGCTTGTCACCCATCAGGTAGTTCGTGCCGTTGTTGTCGGTCACGATAAAGAACATCTTGCGCCCTTTGGTCGCATTCTCAAAACCGAATATCTTCTTCCGCATTTTGGCCGAAATGATATTCAGGTCCATCAGGAACGATTCCCCGCCGCTTTCTCCCTGGTCGGTAATCTTGAACTCGGCCAGCTCGTCGGTGAAATCCATCTTGTATGCCCTGCAGCCTTCCTTCATGACCAGGTCACCGACCAATGTACCGGCTTCTTCAAGAGAAAGAGGGGATTCCGTCTTTTTCGGGTAGTCCGGCCAGGTCGCCACATCCGCATGATAACCGAAGATGACGGACGGTATGATACCGCCCATGTTGTCCTGGTTCTCGCAGTCCATTGCCTCGTTGATGTCATCAAGGGCAATACATAATTTAGGGTCTACTTCTGCCATAATCACGCCATTTTTTAAGATTTAACAACGTATGTACCCGTCACTTTCTCTACTGCACCCGCAGCGGGCGTCTTCTTCTGCACGGCAGGAGTGGTGTATCCGGCAGCCTCCAGGAACTCGACGGTATATTCCTTTCCACCGGGAACAGCCACATACGTGCCGGACTCACGCCAGGCTTCCTCGCCCTGGATACGCCATTTGCCTCCGTTGTTGGCCGCTTCATCCGGCGTAATGGTCACTTCAATGTATCCGAACGGATTGGTCCCTTCCGGGTCCACCGGACGGTCGTTGACGCAGAACTCGGACTTGTGCACAGACACGAACTGGAAGCCGATCACATACTTGCCCGCAGCGTCGAAGGTATAGGGATTGCCGGACATGAACGGCTTGATGGACTTGAAGTCGCTCTCCTTGTCAAAACCGTAGCATACGTTCTCCTTGGTGGTCAGCATGACGAACTGGCTGCCGTCGGGAAGGTTCGGAACACGCACCAGCTCGCAGCGGTTGTTGGAACCAAGCAGGTGTTGCGTGTCGGAAGTGTCCTCCTTGAGTCCGATGACAATCACGCCTTCACCTTTGCGCCAGTCATCATACATGTCACCGATGTCATCGCTGATGAACATCTTGATGTTCTTCTTGCGCTTGAAGGTACGCGGCATGTGGCGCCACATATCCAGCAGTTTCTCGCCGACATTGGCAAGTGTCAGCTCACCGGTAGCATACACATTACCTTCGGCACTGGAGATGTCCCCGACAGCTTCGCCTTCAGTGATAATGGTACCGATACCGTCGAAAGAGTCCTGAATGTCCGTCTTTTCTTCATCCGCACTGTATTTTGCCGTGAAAATGGCAAACAGCAGGTCATTGGATGCCAGTTCATGTCCGTGGTTGATCAGCCACAGCTCGAACGGGTGTTCCTTGCGGAGTGTACCGGGAACCTCGGCGATGTAGGTACGTCGGTAGCGCTCAGGCTCGTCGGACATCTCCATTACAACGGGACGCACTACCAGACGTCGGGGAACAATCTTGCCCAGATACTTTCCGGCAGTGAATTTGCCGGTGTACTTGCCGGAGATGCTTCCGCCCTCCACCTTGCCCAGTTCAAGGGAGTCGGTTATGCCCGGTACCGGAGTGAAATGTCTCAACACCTCTGAGGCGTCGAGCTTGTCGACCGCCTTCAGGATGTCCTTGTGCTTTTTTACCGCGGTCAGAACGGCGGTAATGTCAATAGGTGCTTTAAAATCCATAATAGAATAGTTTAGTGTTACTCATTCTCAAAACTGTTGATCGGGTCTGTGGCGATGTCCGCAAACTTGTTGTCTTCGTTCGCTTCCCGGTGGCTGTCGGTACCCGTTCCGGGTATCTTGGCGACAATGTCACGGATAACTTGTACCTTGGCCTTGTTGTCGGCGGCATTCTTGATGCTGTCACTCAGGCTGTCAAGGTCATTCACGACTGCCGTCAGACTGTTTTCGGCGGTCTCCTTGGCAGTGTTGGCGACAGCCAGGTCATTCTCCGCTTTGGCTTTCGCTTCGTTGGCGGCCTTGACGGCGTCATTGATGGCCTGCAGATTCTCTACGGTAAGCAACATCTTGCCGTCTTTTTCCTCAATGCCTTCGCTGTTGAGGATCTGGTTGATGAAAGTAAATTCTTTACGCATAACTGTATTTGAATTAGAAATGTCAGTCTTGTTGCCGGTAGGAAACAGCCCTTTGATACCGTCGATAATCTGGGAGACCAAGTTTTTGTCACGGCCTTCCGGTTCCGGTTTCTCCTCCGAATCGATAGCCGGCAACGGTATACCAAGCGCGGTGAAGCAGTCGGTCATTTCATTGGTCACCTGCGGCTTTTTATGGGTACCGGGAATGATCTTGTCTATGAATCCCCATTCCTTGGCTTCGGCGGCAGGCATCCAGCGTTCCTCTTCCATCAGGGTGATAATCTCCTTCAGGCTTTTGCCGCTACGGTTGATGTACTTCTGTGCAATCATCAGGTCAATGGCTTCCGCGCTCTTCTTCTTGTTCTGCAGTTCCTTGATGGTATCCTCCAACTGGTCAGCATTGAGCTGGCCCCAGATGTCCACTCCCAGGCTGCATTTATGCGCCAGCCACATGCCGTCCTCGTGCATCTCGATGGACTTGGCGCCAAACGCCAATATGGTGGCCGCCGAAGCGTTGAAGCTGATGAACTCCACCGTCACATTGCCGTGCTCGGCCATCAAGGCGGACATGGCGACCGCTTCGGCCACATCACCGCCATAACTGGAAATTTTCAGGCGTACGGGCTGGCCTTTGGCCTTGTCAAGGAAGTATTTCAGATAGTTTTTGTTGTACCAGTAACGGTCAATCGCTCCGAATAATGTGATAACTGTCTCGTTCATAAAACTTATTTTTGCGCAAAGAAAAACGCAAAAAAAACGGTACCCAAGGACATTGGGTACCGTCAGCGGACAGATAAATATTTGACTGAAAGAATGTTGCGTGTCAGCAAAGGAAGCCGTACGGTTATATTTCCTCCATGTTTTCAATATAGACGGTCGGTTCATCCTGGATGCAGGTGAACGTGAATGAGGTGCCGTTCCGTTCCGACACGGAACGTCCGCTTGTCTTGTTTGTGGCGAACAGCATGAGTGCGTCCTCCTGCCCGCACCAATGGACCGCCCCGTTGCCGTCCACTGCCAGCACATACCACAAGCCACGCTCCAGCATCTCCATCAGCTGATGGTTTGCCGGGGAAAGTTTCGGAATCACCCCTTCAATGGAAACGTTCCAGCAGTCCCCCGCGTCATTCACCTCCTTGTCTTCATTATAGGAATAGGTGTCATTGGCATATACCGGTATGGAAACAATATCCTCCCGGTTGCGGAGTTCCAGATAGTTCAGACCGGCGGCATAGTCCTTACGGATTTGCACGAACGAGGCCGGAGGCACGGCAATCACCTGCAACAATCCTCCGACGTTTTCAAAATCATAATGCATTGCTTTCATAAGCCATTTTTCCCTGCTGGGAAATTGTCCCGAATTCGGACAACTTCCCCAAAATTATACGGTTAATAAAGTCTAAAATCGTGGTATTCTCCACCGTTTTCCTATATCCATGCCGATTATACTCCCTGCGGATAGTCTCATAAGACCAGGTGTCGTCATCAAAGCCGAAGCTGTTCTGAAAGTTGCGGATGGCGGTCGAGAGTGGGATTCCGATACTGACATGGGTGTCGAGATAGAGGAAAAGCATCTGCTTGATCCGTCTTTCCACCTTGCTGCCGAACGCCACCACTTCGGTATTCGACATCGCCCATCCGTATCGGTAGAAGTCATCACGGCGTATCTCCACCGCCACGTTGGCGGTATATCGTGCCAGGTTCCGGTATCTGTTCTCGTATCGTCCGGGTTTTGCAAGCCTGGAAAGGAAGTCGTTCTGCAGCTCCTTGTCCGGGGACAGATTGACTATTTCTGTCCAAGTGTCGTCCGGGGCATTGAAATTGTACAGCAGGAATTGCTTGACATAAGGCTTGCAAGGGAGCCAACACACAAATCGGTCTTTTTTCGTCATTTAAAACATTGATTTTTACACAAATATACAAAATACCGGTAATATAGCCAAGCCCTTGCACGAATATAGCGTAAAAATCGTGCGACAGTACTTTTGTACATGGTTTATTTTGTATATTGCTGAATATCAAGTTTTTATAATCGTACAAAAAGCGTACAAAACCGTACTAATTCTTTCGTTTGCGTACTTTTTGCCGTTTTTTGAAGAAAAGTACAATTCGTGCGCTATTCGTGCACGATTCGTGCGGAATTTGTACGCTTGTAAGCATCTGTATATCAGATTGATATATGCTTAATTTCGCACATCCGTACGAATGCACGATTTTTTCTCTGTTTTTTAAGGTAGTCCAATTTTAAAAAGAAGAATAAAAAAAGAATAATATACCCCCTCCGGGAATTCTCATGTCTGCTGCCACTTCCATGCACGTTTGTCCGAATCGTTATTATGACGGGTTGGGGGGGAGGGGGGAAGGGGCAGAAGAAAAAACTGCATCCGGCTGTACTCACGCACAGCCGGATGCAGATAAATACCTAATATACACTTTCAAGAATACTCCGCATTGTGTTTTCCGGGAATGTCATCACGGAAAATCTTCCGGATAGAACACCTTGCAGATGAATTCATATTCACGGGGAATGGAACGGACTCCTACAGCCACACACAAGCCTCGCGCCGCCATTTCATACAAGCGCTGGTTGGTGAGTACGGCTCCACGGAAATTGTAGCTGCTGCAGAAAACGAAATAGGCCGTCGCCAGGTCTATGCCGTAGATGTCGTTCGATATGATTTTCGCTGCATCCGAAGGGATGAGTGCGAAACCGAGCCGTACTGCCAGGCGGCTCAACAGTCTCTTGCGTTCAGCCAGTTCCGGAGAAACGACCACCAATATTTTGTGCTCTTTTTTCAGCATGATTGTTTGCGTAATTCGTTGAAAATATGTATCTTTACATCATAATAAATTGACATATTCTATCCCTTTCTCCATTTCGGGATGAAGCGGTTCCCGGAAGGTTTAAAGCCGGTTGTCCGCCGCACATACTCCATATCATCCGACAGTTCCAATTGTCCTGCATACTTGTCGTAAGGCTGTTCCGCAATGAGAGTCTTCACGATGTCCCGGAACAGTTCCAGGTCTTTTTCCCGGCAACGGTCTGAGATACGGAACCGGCAGCCTTCCGGCAGATCGACACACATCAGATACACCGCATCATAGAACGCCATGAAACGTTTGGGCGCCATCTCGTAGAGTGGGATAAGTCTGGCCATGATACTGGAATGTGTCTCGCTCATCAGAATGCAAGTTTGTTGTCCGGATTGCCAACCGGTAGTTCATGCGGGTCACTCTGGGGTGTCTGCTCTCCGGCTGTCTTGCCTATGGTGAAATACTCCACTCCTCCGGACTTGTCATCTATGACCGGTTTCCCGTCCTTGTCCAGGAAGAGAGGCAGACCGCTTTTGGCATCATACTTGTGCGGGTTGAACACCCAGCCCTTCCATTCGCAGTATTTCTTTATCTTGTCCTTGAAGGCGGTGGAAGTGATGTACTTGCGCTGCTGCGGATCATAGTTGCAGAAATTATCATAAATCTCCTTGCGTGGGGTACGGCGACAGTGCTCCTCGCTGCTGAAGTATTCGTCCGCCCAGGATATGATGGTCTCGCCAATCTCCTGCCTTAGCTTACGCTGCTGCAGGCGTTCGCCCGGTGCCTGCACGACCCCGAATTTAAGATAGAGCTGTATGCAGTTGGCCAGCATGTTCCAGGTCAGGTTCCACTGGGTGAAGTCCCATTCGGAAAAGAACAGTACCCCGAAATCATCCATGGGCTTGTGCTTGTCATTATAAAAATCGGAGAAGGCTATCAGCCATTGCCTGTCGGTATAGCTGGAACCGGTACCGCGGATGGCATGATTGGTGGGGATATATACTTTGGGTGATTTGGCGAACGGATAAGTGATACGTGCGCCCCCCTTTTTGTTCACAGTCCAGTCCCCGGTGAGATTGGGGAACAGAAACTCGAAATTGAAATTCAGCATGACATCGTCAATGAACACCAGGCGCGTCCGTTCGTCGATATCATTCCAGATAAAGCTGTCGTTGAAGATGTCCGTCCGTTTCCCGGATATATAGACTGTGTCAACGACCTGGCGCATCAGTTCACCGACAAGTGACTTGCCGCTGCGCCCGTTGCTGTCACCGACTTCCGACTGCTTACCGTCCATACCGATAACGGCACGTGTCACGTTCGCGTCCTTGCATTCCATCAGCATGTAGCCGATGGCGCACATCTTTGAAAGCAGATGAAGATTGTTTTCAAAGATTTCACTCTCCTCAATCTCTTCAGGCCTCTTTCTCCAGGTGAAATTGCTGGTATTGATAAGGAATTGGAGATAGTGGCATTTCCTGCCTTCCGGAGAGAGTTCGTAGTCATACCTGCCATCCTTCTCCCTGAACACAATGAGGGGGTGGCCGAGGTATCTGGCATCGGTGTTCTTCCGTTGTTCATCCCATATCTGGTGGGTGATGCTTTCATATCCCACTTCCTTGACCTCATGCTGGGTGATGTGCCAGCAACGGTCACGGAAATAGAAATATTGCTCGTCACGGGACGGGGAGATGAAGTTCGGCTGGATGAAGGCGAGCCTTGACATCTGGAACGGTCCGACATACTGCGAGCCTCCCTTGAGCAGCTGGTTGTTGACGAAGCGGCTGCAGTTCTGTTCGGCAAAGGCGAACATGAAATCGCGTGCGTCTTCCACGTCAATGGTACGGACTACCGGCGGTTCCAGATGGATATATGTCCAGAGTTTGGTATCGAGCAGGCGGTAACGGCCGATACCCCGGTTCTGGAAAAAGGTCTTGGCGGCCACATAGTCGTACTCAAACACCGGCACCCTGTTACCGTTCGTTTCCTTGTAGTCCTCATTCCAGAACTTCTCATCCTCATCATAGGGTAGGGCAGATACCAGTTTGCCGTTCTCGTCAAACTTCCAGGCATAGCGGCCAAAGATAAATTCCGGAAGCTCCTGCAGAACCTCGCGGTGCTGCTCGGCAAATTTCTCATGGCTGTGCAGGTTCCATAATTCCCGCAGCTTCTGGTCATTCCATGTGGTGATTTTGAACACTTCCACATACTTTCCCATTCCGGACTTCTCGTTGCAGGCAAATTCCAGGTCTTCGGCCAGTTCCTCTTCATGACCGGCCAGCTTATCGGCCAAGAGGTCGTCCACTCCCTTGTCGCCTTCATCGTTCTTGTTGATGTGGCCAATGAATATTTCCACCATGATACCGCGGTTCTTCAGCATACGCATATATTCCTTGAAGTTTCGGGCAGCGGAGAAGAAACTGCGTGGTCGAAAATCAACTGGAGCATTGAACTTAATGTTACGGGAGAGGTCATTCCAGTCCGCATCAAAAATGAAAGCCACTTCCTTGACTCCGCAGACAGTGATTATCTTGACAAGATCCTCCGGCAACGCCCCTTTCTGTCCCAGGTTCTGGATGCCGCTGACCGCTATGGAGGGGATACCGTGCTTGCATGCCTTTTCCGCTTTCTTTTCTCCTTCCTGGATGTAGAGTCTTGGGAACTGCTCTTTCCTCTTGTACATCTGCCTCATGCGTTCCGGGATGTATATGGGCGTACCGCTGCCGGCAGGAGACTTGTACTTGAACGGTTTCCCTTCCTTGTCCCGGTGTTCTTCCGGGAATTGCCAGCGGACGCGGTAATACACTTTGAGTTCCTGCTTGCCACGCCCCGGCAGCTTACGGGTATAAGTGACCGGCATGCCGTCCAGGTCGTAATATTCGATGATGACATCATCCCCGTCAACGATATTGCCGTATTCGTCAACGGTTCCCGGACGGAAAGTCTTCGCCTCGAAAATGCTCTGTGTATCTCCCTTCTTGAAGATATGTGCCGTCACGTCCTGATAGGTCAGACCGCTGTCAGCAAGCATACGGGCGCAGAATGTATCGACACTTTCTCCCTTGGCCTCCTTGCTCCGTTTCTTCATTTTTGTGGGTTTGGAAGGTTTCTTCTCCGGTTTGGGGTCCAGCAATACATTGAATTTGCGCGCCAGGTAATCGCATGCCTCCAGGAATTGCATGTCTTCTGCCCTCTGCAGATAGTCCAGCGGTTCTTTGCCTTTTATATCCGGGCAACTGAAGCATTTGAAAATCTGTTTGGCCGGAGAGATATGTAACTTCTCTTGTCCATGGCATTTAGGGCATTCGCATTTATATTCGGCCCCCCGTTTGCGTAGTTCGTGGAAGTCACCGATAACATCAAGGAGCCTGCCTTTGGAAGCCTCCTTGATTCGTTTTATATCGTCTTGAGTAAAGTACATAGTTCTGTATATTGCCGCTACGAATTACACTGTTTCCGGGTTCGGATGGTAGGACTTAAATCTTGCCGAGAAACAGCAAATACGTATCGAGTTCATTTTTCAGTCGGGCATTCTCATTCCTGAGCTGCTCTATCGTGTTATCCCGGCAGGAAACAGCCTGGTGCAGCCGGCTGATTTCCTGCGAGTAATCAATCTGTTTCTCACTCTTTTCCACCTTCTTCAGCAGTCTTTGCTTTACTTTGCCTATTTCCTGCTCAAGATAGGCGTTCCGCTTTAACAGACTTCTGACTTGGGCCTCCAAATGAATGGTGCGCTGCCGCTCCCTACGGTAATCCTTGAGCAGGTATTTGAATAAAGTTCCGATAGGGATATATGGTGTAAGATTTTCTTCCGTCATATGTTGTGGTGATTATCAAGGATGAGATTGGTGTGCCTTAAAACCATCGAGGAACATTTCGGCCATCACTATATTGATTCCGTGATGCTCCTTGGGGTTTTCTGGACGTCCGGTCAATGTCATGCTCAAATTCTCCTTACCATAATCACGCTCCACATCGAAGTATAATTCCTGCCCTCTGTCATCATGGAAAGTAATCCGGCACCTTTCCACCAATCCCCCAGTTCTGAAGAGTCTAACCACAAGTCCGGCTTTTTATCTACCTTCAGATGACAGTAGCGGTGTACCTTGCCACTTTTTCTGATTAACTCCACTTCGACGATTGTCGCTACCTGATTGGTACGCAGAATGCGTACTTTCTGACCTTTCTTCATTGATATTTCTTTTTTATTGGTATTCATTTCATCTGGTTCTGATGCCAGTAAGAAATCATCTCACTCACATTACGAACCTTGATTTTCGCTTTGATATTCTCCCGATGGCGGTTCACCGTATAAGGTGATATGTGCAGTTCCGCTGCAATATCATCCGTCTGGCAATTGGAAGCGATGAGTCTGAAAACATTCATCTCACGGGCGGTTAGTGCCGTGTCAAGTTCCGGGCGACAAATCACTCCCTCATGTTCGCACTCACCTCGTAGTGGACACTTTACCTCCTCGAATACGAATTGTCCATCCTTATTGATGTCAAGGTTGTATTGGTCATACTCGCCGAAGTTGCAGCGGATGAAGCGGTGAATTACCCGGAATTCATAATGCCACCTATTCATTGTACTACTGGAGTAAAGTTGCATTAACCTGGCATGTGCTTTCGGGTATCTGTCCCTGATGACAGCAAGCATGTACTCGATGGTCGGGCGGTTGTCCTCACAAAGCACAACTGCCGCATGCCCAAGTTCTTTAATCATCACATCACCTTCGGGGGTGTTGTAGAACTCGATGTTAGTTATCGGCATGAATTTCACAACGTGATGAGTTTGTAATATGTGCTTGCTCCATTTCGCGAACTTGAACTATAGCTTTGCGAATTAGTGAGGGATAAAATGTACCTTGTACATCTACTTTGTACCCACTTATGAATTCAAAGTGTGCATAAATCTGCTCTGGAGTGTATTTCACATCGCAGACTTTTAATTCTACCTTGAAAAACTCAAAATCCGCATAGGGATTACCACCGAAGGGTATTCTTTTAAATTCCTCCATAATTTGATTGGTTCTTAATTTTGTTGAATTATGAAAATGTTCTCATATAGTTCTCTTTCCAAAGGTTTGAAGGAGTCTTTTCTTAACTTGTCGTAGAATGTAATCAATGACATACCGCTTCTTCTTAGGAACTCATCACGGAGCCTCAGTCTCGTGCTTTTCTCCATCTGGTCGTAATGGTACTTGGGTACCATTTTTTGCTTTTTCTCTTCCATAATCTTAAATATTACGATTGTTATTATTATATTTATAACGCAAAGGTTTAAAATAATAGTCTAATATCAAAATATTAATCCTATTATTTTAATCTTATATTATTATTTAAATCTAGTATAAATAGTATAACATGTTTAATCCTGATAAAATAAGAAGATTATTTGAAGATAGAAAGATCAGTCAAGCACAGTTTTTGAAAGACACAAGTGTATCTAAATCAAACTTATATGTTTGGCTCAATAACACTTCGATTCCTGGTGCCGACAACCTGGAAATTATAGCAGATTATTTTAATGTACCAATAGATTATTTTTTTGATAGAGATATAAACTCTTCTGGAATTAATATAGGTCATCAAGTTAAGGGCAATGGTAATAAAATCTCTGGAGATATAACTTTAAGCGAGTGTCGCAAAGAGATAGAGCATCTCAACGCTCTATTGGAGGAAAAAGAAAGAGTGATAACTGAGAAAGAAAGAACAATTCAAATATTAATCCAAAAGCAGAAGTAATATGGATAAAAAAGCGTATCTCTATATTGTTGAAGCTGGGCAGTTCAGTTTTGAGGTGGAAATAAAAGAATTATTAGGGAAAGTAGGAGATACTATTTGCATCAGCACAGACGGAATTGACCCTGATGGATTTGACGTTAAAATAACTTGTATTGAGGAAGATTACTATGTGTATTGTTCAATGCCAGGTGTTGATTAAAACCTCCTTTCCTAAAAGTAATTTAGGTAACAAAAGATATATAATTGACTATCAGCCAGTATAAAAAGTAGTGGCAACGGAATCACAAGGAAAAATGCTAATAGGTTCATTGACAACTTGTTAGCATTTTCTTTTTATGCTATCTGCACAACATTTGCACAACTTGCGAATAGGGAAAGAAAAAGCCGGGGAATAATTCCGGCTATATTGTTGTTTTAACCCCACCGCTGATTTTGGGAGTTGGGTCGTATTCTGCTTTTTGTCTTCGTTTCTCGTCCTCGTCTTTAAGGTACTTGTTCCTTATCTCTTTGATGTCATTCGTCATTCCCCATACCTTGAAGAAGAGGATGATTTGCAGTACTCCGAATATTAGGAGTATGATGGTTAGAAAGTCAACCATAATCAGTCTATTTTATAAATCATTAATAAATGTTTCTGCCGCATTTTTTTCTGATAGGGTAAATTTTTGATATTCATTAATTGCTTGCTCAATAAACCCTTTATTTTTTAATACCCTCAATTTATTAAGAAGCCTCTCAAAAGCATCTTTGTCTATCTGGTCTATTTTCTTATAAGTATCAACTACAAACTCAATAGCATCTGTATCGTTCAATCCGGTTTCATCCATGTAATATTTGCAAGCTTCAGGTATTCTGTTTAACCGAATAAACTTTGCGATTATACTTTCCATAGAATCGTCAGTATTATATGGAATATTATTGTAGTCTGATGCTTGTATTTGAAGATGTGTAGTTTCTTTTATGGTATCTTCAGAACATGGGCATCTGTTTTCTAATTCCTTCTTTGCTATGATTAGCTTTTCTTCAAGAACTTTCTTAGTATAAGCTTCTTGTTCTTCTTGCTCTCTTAACTTTTTTGCTTCGTATTCTTTAGTTTCTTTGACTACTGTAACCTCTGCCGAAATTGCGCTATTATACTTTTCTATAATCCTTGCTTTTTCATAATTGTATTCTTCTTCTGATAGAAATCCTTTTTTCCAATAGTCATGAATGTCACTGAGAGCTTTGTACATGAAGTATCTATCTTCAAAGTTATTTTCTATCATAACAGCAGTTCCAGATGCAGATACCATAAACATGGATTTTCCTCCACCGGAAACTTCGTCAAAGTCTATATGTAATCCAACAATAGCATCAGCCTGAAAAGATTTGGCTTTTGCTTTTAATTCAGCCATTACTTCCTTGTATATGGTGTTTAGCTTGTTTTGATAGGTATTAGAGCGTCCGCCAAAAACATCTGTTAGTGATGCTGCAAAATCAGAGAAAAAATTTGCTCCAATAACTATATTCGCATTTACTACACCTAAGTATCGTTTTATTGAATAATTTTCTATATTATTAGTAGTTGTGATTATCATAATCTTAGATATTTAGTTTGTTCTTTAATTCGTTGAACACATCGGGATTTTCAAGTTCTCCCCAGTAGTATTTCTTATAACTGTCTCGGTCAAAGCTCTGCTTTTTCATATAAATAAAGGGGCATATCTTATTGTATAAAACGATAAAAACAAATTTAGCAAAATGAGTTTTTGATTATTTTTTTAGATTAGTATATCCATGAAGATTCAGCTGAATATCTATGACTTTAGCATCTTCTTTGATGCTTTGAGTATAATATTCAGCTATTCTATTTTTGTCTCTTTGATAGAGCTTTTGTTCTCTTGTAGTTGCTTTATTTATGACCTTTTTGCTCATAACGTTGCAAATATAGCTTCTAATTTCGGAATAACTTGCGTATTATCTATATTATTAGAACATAGACTCACACAATTGGTTGTTTTACCATCTTTAGTTTTGCAAACTTTAATATTAAAATTATCTGCATTTTGGCTTAGGCTGACTTTGTATACATAGCTGTTTTTGGGGGCTTCCCAGAATTCTCCACTTGTATCTCTACCATATCTTATATCTAGATTTTCATTAATAGAAGCTAATTCATTTATTATTTGAAGCGTATTGTCATACCTATCATTAGGATTTGGTTCAATACATTTTTTTATTATCTTTTTGAGCTTTTTAGGGATATGTGGTAAATAGCATTTTCGATTTGGGAAAAGACCATTTGATATCATTCTTTTAAAAGCAACATCATCAAGCATTGGATTACCTGTGTTGGGAATCTGTCTATAAAATAACTCATTCCCATTAACCATTCTATATATAGTCAGTCCGGCTTGATATATGTCGTTTTTTATTGTCTGATTCAGGCCCTTCAATTGTTCCGGTGTTATATGCGGAGTATAGCATGCTTGTGCTGTACAGAAACCGTAGGTGTCGGTGTATAGTGCCAATCCAAAGTCCGACAGCATAGCTTCGTTAGAATCCGATATGAGGATATTGTCTGGTTTTATGTCAAAATGAACCAATCCTTTTGAGTGGATATGGTTCAGCCCAGACAGGAACTGTATCGAATACCGGATAACTTCTCTTACTGTCAAGTAACTCCCGTTTGAAATCCTTTTCTTTAGCGAACCGTTCTTGTAAAAAGGCATAGCTACATATATGTTGTCATCGTCTTCGCAAGCGTAGTTCACTTTCACAATGTTGTTATGGTTGTGGGCGTACAATAAGCGCGCTTCTTTGAAATACTCATCGGGGCTTGTAGAGGGATTCTTCTTTATCTCCTTAACTACTATTTCCCCATCCAATTGGTTGTCATGAGCCAAAAAGACCTTTGAATTGCGACCTTCTTGCCCTATTTCTTTTATTTCATCGAAATCTAATCTTACTTTACAGTTTTTCATATCATCATAGATTAAATGCGCTTAATGCCGCTAATAATGATTCTTTTTCTTCTTTGTTGTATTCGCTCCAGTCATCGAAAAATTCACAATCATCCGCCTTGCTCTCAACCAATGGTTTGAAGTGTTCTCGTGCTATGCCAAGTCTGGCAGATATGGTTGAAATCTGTCCCACGTAATACTTTTCAATGCTTGAACTTGCAATCAACTCCTGTATTACAGCTTCCATATTGACCCGTTCGATGGAAATCTTTTGCGCTGTCGCCTCTGTCGCTCTGATGCAAGCCAAATTGACTTGGTTCTCAAATATGATGTCCAAGAATGTGCTCCGAATGAATTTTAGTTGCTCCGGCACCTCAAGGGCAATGGGAACATTGACTTTATCTATCAAGATAATATCTTTGTTTCCATCATTTTCTTTTATTATAGAGTAGATAATGCAATCAGGCTTTACTCTTATTCCGATTGATGTGTTATTCATTATATTTTGTTATTTATAAGTTTCATGTGCATTGGTTGAATTTCATTGTACTGCCAATGAATTACATTTGCGTTCTTGCTAACTTTCCAACAACTTTATATAGGTAAAGAATATCGCTGTCTATATCAATTTCCATATCGGGATATTTTCTTTTCCCATCAGGATTGGTTGCATTGTTGTAAGAAGATAATATTGTTCTTTTCCGTTCGTAATCAATATGAATCATTTTAAGAAGCCTATCCTCTTTAGTTATAATCACATACGGCTGACCGTTGTCTATATTGTGCTTGTCTTTTATTTCACGAACAAATATAGTGTCTCCCGACATATACATATCGTACATAGAATCACCATATACTGTTATCCCATAACATCCGGCAAATTCGGGTATGTTGACGTATCCTATTATTTCATTTTCATCGCCATCAAACCCTATCCCTTGCCCTGCACATACACGTATGTCAAGTATCTTAATGTCTTTATCAGTAGTAGGAGTGCTGGTAATGGGGAAACCCTTACCCAACATATCGCCATTTCCCGTGTAAAACCATTCTTTGTTGAATGTAGAGTATTTACTGCAAATAGCTTCAATATAGATACCTGTATATGTGGTATCTCCTTTGAGGGCTTTCGATAAATTGTCTTTATCCTTGCCGACTAATTCCGCTACATCGCGTTGATTGGCTAAATCTTCTATAAAAACGATATAGTTTATCGCTTTTCTTATTCTCTTCCCAATCTCAGGATTGAATTCTTTTGGTTTTACCATTTTATTTGGTATATTTGTTCCGAAATCATGTTGCGGATGATTTCGACTAATTTGTTTAACTGCTCCCGTTAAGGGACTATATAGGCGACTTAACTTCAAACCGCAACTTTGGAGTCGGTCGCTTTAGCTTTCAGATATGAATATAATTAAATTCCTTATCAGAGCTATTTCTATGAGAAAAAAGTATTTCAAAGAAATAAAAGACCCTTTTGAAGAATCAAACAACCTCATTGACAACGCAAAAGAATCATACTTCAAGATTATGGAGGAAGATGAGCGCGTTATCAGAGAAAGAACCAATTCTTCCGAATCTAATCTTTAGTTTATTTTTGAATGTATTGTCAAACAATTCATTTCCATATTTTGATTCAAGTCCTTTCAACTGGTTAATAATATAATCTATATCTTCTTTATTTTTAGTCTTTTCTGTGGTGTCAATCATCATGTAAATAGATTGCCTTATATCTGCTATATTGTTTAATTCGACAGCCATGTGAAGTAATCTCATTTCTATGTACATCATAGTTTTTGCTGTATGAATTACATGATGGTCGCTTATATCCTGCAATTTTTCTTCTATCTCATTTTTTAGGTCGTTTTTTAACCCAAAAATGTTATACCCAACCATCACTGCTAATGAGCCTACAACGAAAGAAAGAAAAGCAATCATAGAATCGAATAGAGTCCATGTCACAGGCTCGTATTTGCATAACCATAGTAATATAGCAATAGTACTCAATACAAGTGCTATCCACGATACATAGTTTATATTTTCTTTCTTCATATTATAATAAGGTATAAGATGCTCTAATAGTTAAATGATGTTTATTGTACCAATAAAAATGGTATACATTGTTTTTATACCAAATTTATTGGTATATTTGCATCATCAATCAATCACGTAGCAAAGATAAACTAAATGATTGATGATGCAAATAGTATAAACATATTAAATCACACGATTATGAGCACGAATTTTAGAAACAACATGAGAGAGGTAATGAAGAACGCACATAGATTCTTCAAAGTAACAGGTGAGAGTTTCTCAGAATGCCTAAAAAGGGCTTGGGTGGTTTATAAACTGTCAAAGGCTATGAAGGTTAAAACGGTTCAGTTTTTCTATCAGAAGGTATCGGGCGAGATTCGTCAGGCATTTGGTACTATGAGAGAAGAGGTTATTCATGACAAGGTGAAAGGTACAGGTAAGGTGAAAAATGATGATATGTTTACTTACTGGGATACTGAGAAAGGGGCTTTCAGAAGCTTCAAGAAGTTCAACCTTATAAGAATCGCATAACCGCTGGCAGGTGAAAGCCCTGCCGGATATCGTTCTTTGACTTATTGATGATGCAAATTTTAAACTATATAGATTATGGATAATCCAGTATGCCCATTTTGCGAATTAGAATCAGGGAAATATTTCCCTAATCCCGAATCGGTTGTTTTATCGCTTGTTTCCGAATGTAGAAGCAGCGAAATGACGGACAAACAGTTTTCTGAATACATTTGTAACTCATTAGGGCTTTTAATGAGAGGTAATAACCTTATGATAAAGCCCTATGGGGAAACAATTAAGTTAGCCTTTGGAAAACAGTAGTATCGAGGAAATAATCAATGTGATGAGCCATGATACGGCTTCAACGTATTTATGTAGCCGTATTATGGTTTCCTGATGCCTTATGGTTTTCTGATATTCAAGGCTTTCTCTTTGTAGTCTGACAAGTTCTTGTTTTTCTTTCTCATGTTCAGCTTTCTCATTCTCTTCTTGTTGAATTTGAGCAAATCCTCCGGCTGCCATGAAGTCTTTCCCTTTTTGAGTGGAAATGCACACATAATGGTCGGGCATAACAAGTTTCATTGATATTTCGATTAAGCCCATAGGGGACAGGAAATTATCGGCTATGGACATTTCTCTTTTTTCATAAAGAGAGATATAGTCTTCTGCTATGATTTTGTTCAGTACATCGTCTTTTTCTTTGGATGAATATATATCCATAGCTATTTCTTTGAAAGGTTCTCGATGGTACGTGATAAACTCTCAATAGTTCTTTGCTGGCTTTCGATTAGGGACATAAGATTATCTATACTCTGATAAGGTTGTGTTTCAAATGAGATACCTAAAACACTTGATAGTTCAGAGATATATTCATTTTTAAAGTTTTTAGCATTTAGCCTACTATTAAGTGTTTGAGCTGTAATGCCCAACTTATCAGCTATTTCTGCTAATACAAACCCTTTCTCTATTAAGATAGAGCGTACTTCATTACCTGTCATAAAGTGAAATAAAGTTAATATAAAGAATTTATTTCGTAAATAAAGAGTTTATAAAGATTTTCTCTTTATATTTGCATCATCAATCATTCAATCACGGTACAAAGATAGAAAAAAGGTTGATATAAGTAAATAGTATAAATGAACTAAAATCACACGATTATGAGAAACTATAGAGTATGCGACAGTGTAGAAGCCTACGGGCTTGAAAAGGCTTTGGATAAGGCTTGTATAGACCTTGATAGAGTTGATAAGATGTCTGACACAGAGGCTTGTGCTTTCTGTAATACCGATACCAAAGAAGAGGCCTTAGAGGTTATTCAAGAAGAGATTGATTACATAGAGTTTCAACTTGATAGAATGGCTGTATGATAGAGGCATTGATAGTATTAGGCTGCTTGTATGCAAGTTATAGGCTTTTCAGAAAGCCGGGCGAGAAGTTCTTTTACGATGATTAATCACACGATTATATCACGCACGACAGCCCTATTGACAGCTAAAGACTGGCATCCGATAGCGAGAATCGGGTAGGGTACTATTGATTGGTTCTTTGATAAGTCTGTGAAAGCAATTACGGTGTAATTCATAAGCCGTTTTTGCCAACCAAAGATAACGAACGCACATAAGCAAGTTGGGGCTTGCGAGCTGTGCAATGTTTAACAATTAATAGATGTGTAACCATAGTCTTTGAGGTGTAAGTAATGACGGATTAGGCGACCGACACGCACATCGACAATATAGCCCTATTGACAGCTAAAGACTGGCATCCGATAGCGAGAATCGGGTAGGGTACACAACCGCAGCAAAGGTTAGTGCTACTACCGTACTAAAAGCCACGGGCAAAGCGAAGTGCGCACCGCTTTACCTCATCCTTGTACGGGCGGTAAAATTTAAAATCACACGATTAGTATGGGAAAAAGTATGTATAAATCACGTATGCCATATATAGGTATGCCGGTTAAGTGTAAACATCCCGGATGGGAAAGCAAGATTGGGGCGATTTGCGCCATCAATGGGGATAAAGTAATGGTAGAGTTCGGAAAGCACGATTTTGTAGAATTCTATAGTGATGAACTGGTTGCAATGACGATGTTATGAAGATAGTTATGTTCTCTTTTTCGTTGCTTGTACTGCTTTGTATGACAATGATATTATGTAATTCCATAATAAAGGATGGCCCTTTGTACATGACGGGAATCGTGTTGACATCTGCAATGTTTATTTTGTCTGTTATACTTGCAGTGATAACCGGCATGGAGTTACATGAAAAGTGTTAGTATAAACTGTTTTGTCGTGTTTTATTTTGTGTTTGTACTGGGTGTGCCGTCTGTGAAGATAGCGCACCTTTCTTATTGGGGCGTTCGGTGTAATGGTTAACACACCTCATTGGAGGAGACTGGCGGTTCGAGTCCGTCAACGCCCACCAATCATTCTAATATAACATTTATGGAAAAGGTAGAAAGTAAAGAGAAAATGAGAAACATGAAGAGAGGAGCCACGATAGAGCTGCCTATATCTTCACTTGAGACAATCCGCAACAACGTATCACTTCTAAATGCCAAGCATCTTCTTGAGGGTAAAAAATGGGCTTCAAAGTCTTATCCGAAAAAAGGTATTGTCGTTGTAAAAAGGGAGTCATAGTCATCTAACTCACACGATTATGGAACGGGTATTCACAGAACTCACCCCTGAATGCGAGATTACAGCACGGATGTATGCACAAGGGTATGAGAAAAAGGAAATCGCCAATTTCAAATGCCGGGCGGTTAGCACGATTAATAACCAATTGCAAAAGGCTTTTGAAATATTGCATGTACGGAATGGGAGAGAACTTGCAACAATGCTTTATGAACGGATAGCCGGTGTGAGGCTCACAATGGATTTTTCGCCTATAGTCCGTGTGTCCGTCGCATGTTGCTTACTGTGTATATTTTCTCTGTCGCTTTGCCACGAACAAGGTGATATGAGGAGGTTACGAAGATTTAGAATTGAACATATAGAAAGGGTGAGAGAATGAACATGGAGGATATTTTAAATAGTGGTGCCAATGTTACTTTGACTATAAAGTCCACTGATTTGAAAGAGTTCGCAGAACATCTTGTAAAAAAGACTGTGAGAAGTATCAGGGACTCTTTCATCAGACCGGAAGAGGACTACTTGACCATTAAAGAGGCAAGTCAGATTCTACATACCGATAAGTCAACCTTATGGAGATGGCATAAAATTGGATATTTGTGCAGGTTGGAAATAGGAGGTAAGAGATTGTACCGAAAAAGTGATGTAGATGCTATTCTACAGAAAGAGAATAATTAACCCCTTAAATTTTACGATTATGAGTAATGAGAAAGATTTAGTATTAAGAGATTCTGCATTTGAAATCCAAACAGCGGATTTAAGTAAGAATGAACTTCCTTCTTTGGAAGATGCGCAGGAGTTGCCAATAGATTTGTGTGGCAACTACTGGACGCCTGAACATGCTGGTGAGTTCAAGAAAATGTTTTTTGTGGAAATCAAACCACAAAAGGTCTTGAGTGCAACTAATCCGGACGAACTGATTGATTTGGATTGTGCCACATTTCTTGAAAAGACAGTAAACGGTACTGTTCAGACAGTGACAAACGGTTCCCGTAGGTTGGTTGGTATTCTGGAACAATATTTAGAAAACGGTTCTCTCAAAAGTGGTATGCCTCTTAAAATTACCTACATGGGTAAGAAAAAGAATAAGACCAATAATTTTCAGTCTGACAATTGGTCTGTAAGACCTCTTCGTCTTAACCTACCTGTTGCCGGATGATGGAGGATTTTAATATTGATGATTTTTCAGAGGGGGAAGAACTTAACCCCTCTGCCTATAATCCGGAAGATTATCCTACCAAAGAAACTGTTTTGGATTTTATCGCCTTGAACTGTAATGAGCCTCCTGTCAATATTGACCTGATGGAATTGAGTGTTAATGGAAGTGTAAAACGTGACCCTATGGAAATGTATCTTCAAAGTAAGTATATTTCTTCCTCTAATTTGAAAAATGCTCTTAAAACACCGCGCTCTTTCTATTATGATTGGGAACGGGTTTTTGAGGAGAAAGAGAAGCCTCACTTTCAATTAGGAACCTTTGCCCACATGGCATTTCTGGAACCACGTCTATTTGAACTTGTAAAAGTAGAGCCTAATTGTAATCAGGCGTCCAAAGAAGGGGTGTTAGCTATGATTCGGTATTATAATGAACTATTAGCGAAAGAAGCAGGCTATGTGAAAGAGGTTGAAGATGATATTCCTTCCGTTAATTGGAATTTCAATGTTTTAAAAGAATACCGGGATAGATTGAGACAAACCTGCATTGATTTGGGGTATTCTTTCATCAGCGAAGAAATGAGCATGATTATTAATGCTCTGAAAAGGAACTACTACTGGTATGGTGGTGGTATCATACAGCAGCTTTTAAAAGGTGCTTGTTCGGAAGTTTCTTTTTATGGACGAGACAAGGAAACCCAACTTGATGTAAGGGTTCGACCGGATTATTTCAATATAGAAGAGAATATCGGTGTGAATGCCGTAATCTCTTTTAAGACCACACGTGCCGATGACCTTGGTAAGTTCTACTACGATTGTGCCAAACTCAAGTACGAGCTCTCAGAAGGTATGTATCAGGAAGTAATGAGCAGTATTACCGGGCGAAAATTCAATGTAACTATAATGATTATGTTGCAGACGGTAGAGCCTTATGATGTAGCCGTTCTCTTCTGGTCTCCCGATGATTTGGCAAATGGGAAATATAAGTATCACTACGCTCTTTCGATTGTTAAAGATTGCTTTGAAAAGAAATGGTTTCCCGGCTATGATGCCAAGGCAGAAGAAGGTGCCCGTGGTATTATCGACATGCAGCTTCCTGAATGGAGCCATAAACTGCTTCATCCGGTGGCCATTGATGATTTTGAATGAATGGAACTGTGCAAAACCGATATTCAAACGATAGAGCGTCTTCTTAGGCAATGTTCTGAAAGAATAGAGAAGTATGCGCCTAAGACTTCCCCCGCTCAAGATTTATGCAGGCGTTGCAAGAAAATGATTAAACGAATAAACAATAAGAAATGACAGATTTAAAAGATTATTTGCCGGATGAAATAATATTCAAATTACCGACAACAGTAAAATTCCCCGAAGTGATTTTTCCTGATTGCATTTGCATGGATGATGTGAAGAAAAAACTTTCGGAACATTTTGTAACCATCCAAGAAAAGGATGTAATTGCTAACCGGGTGATGGATGAGTATGAAATATCCATTATTCGTGCCAATTATGGTGAAATAGCCGAGGAACAAATACCGGAACTTGAAAGCCAGTTTGAAAGTCTGAAGGCAAAATTCAATGCAGAGAAGAAAGATTTTGAAGCAAAGATTTCGGCTTTAAACACCCAATTCAAAGACTTGGTTAATTTGGCTAAAAAAGGTCTCAAGGATTATCCTTTGAAGATGATTGATACCTTCCGCATTCCAGTAATGGGGTATTATTTGTATTATTCATGGGTGAATGAAGCTTTTCGTTTGGCTTTGGTGCAAGAGATTCCTAAGCATGAATATAATGACCTGTTCAATTCGGGTGAAATGAACCAGGAAGCATTTAAATCCCTTGGGTATGAATTACCGGATATTGAGGTTAAGGATACCCGTAAGAATCTTCGCAAATTTGGTAAAGGCGAGGAAGTTGTAGAGGTTTGGGAAGAGGAAGGTCAGGATGTATGGTTAGAACATTGGATTGAGGATTTCCTTGATGAAAATAACGGTGAGATAATTCCTATACAACGCCATGAGTGGCACAGAGTTTCGATTGAAGAAAGTCCATGGAGAAAAGAGGAGAACTATGACGAGACTGAAGTACAAGAAAGGAAGGCCGTCGAAGTATCAGACGAGTTTGAAGAATAACCCCTATTGGGAAGAAGTAAAACGTAAGGTTCGTGTTCGTGACGGACACTGTTGCCGGATGTGTGGCAAGACCTATAATCTGGAGATTCATCATAAAACCTACCAGATAGGCGGTATGTCTATTGTCGGACATGAATTGGAACATTTGGGTTGTTTGGTAACTCTTTGTGAAGAGTGCCATGCGAAGGTTCATGAAAGATAACTTTGTTAACCTGCCTGCCCGGTCTGTGAAGATATGGCGGGTAAATGAGGGAATGTAGCTCAGCGGATAGAGCGCCGTGTGTGGTGGAAGGTTGAGAGTTCGAGTCTCTCAAGATATACTCTTAGCTTAACGGGAGAGCACCACAAACGGTAGTCGGTGGTTCGAATCCACCTGTTCCCACAAACTTGTGTTGGAAAGGGGACATGAAAGTGTTCGGTTGCAAATGGTTATTTCTGTAATGCGTATGCGGATAGTGTCCCCGATGCTATCAAGTGAGCAGTGCTACTGAACTGCATGAGAATTATATGTAATATCCCGTAGAATGCGCTTCGAGGCTTTTAATTCTAAATCAACAACTTGTCATTGTATGAATGCAAAACAATTTTATGATGAGGTCGTAAAACTTCGTCGTTTGCAAAAGAAATATTTTTGTATTCGTTCCTCTGGTACTTTACGTACCAGCAAAAAAACAAGAAAAATTTATTGATAGTGAAATAGACCGTGTTGAAAGATTGATTCAAAAACACCGTAATACTAATTTATTTGACCATGAGACAGATAAGCAGGAAACAAGCACAGTTGAATAGAGAGGTTGCTGCAATAAAGAAGAACTTACCTCCATGTTGTGCAATTTGTGGTAGACCGATGTCGGACGCTGCACATCTTGTTCCTAAGAGTATGTACCCGGAACACTATACCAATCCCTTAAATGTCGTTGGATTATGCAGGGAATGTCATAATAAGTATGATAATAATTTAGCCTTCAGACAAAGACAGAAACATCTTATTGAGCGTGTGAAGTCTTTTGATGAATGTGCGGCAAACAGATATTTTCATTTATGAACAGCTATCAATTGATTTCCAAACTCCGTAAGGTTCGGGGTGACACTTATCTTTCTACAGCTTCTCAGGCTCTTTATCACGAACTTGTTGCTATCTGTAATGATATGAAGTGGAAAGAAGTGTTTTTCATCCGTAGTAGCCTGCTTTGTGCTAATTTGGATATATCTGATAATACTTTGCGTAAATCAAGGGAAAGTCTTGCTGGCGCTCAGCTCATATACTATAAAACCAGCAAGGATAGACGTATAGGATGCTATTATTCATTTGTCAAAAGCATAGATGATGATGTTATATCGTCCTCAATATCTCCCGCAATATCATCCTCAAAAAATGCGGATGAAACTTCGGATGATATTGCGGGTGAAAACGTTAGTAGTAATATAGACACCTCCTCAATATCATCTTCAACATCATCCGCAAAATTTGCGAATGATAAAATAACATCATTCGCAATATCATCCGTAAATTTTGCGGATGAAAGTCAAATTCCACATATTATAGATAATATAAACATAAAACAAGAGGATAGTCTCGCGCATACGCACGAGAGCTCCCCACTTCCAAAGAAAAAATCCCGAAAGGAGATAAAGGATGAAAAACCTCTGGTCTATCCGTTTTCTTCAATAGCATTCATGTCCGCTTGGGAAACGCTTCGTCAGACACCGAAATGGAAAAAGAAACTTAATTACGCTTTGCAACTTTCACTTGATAAACTTTCCAAATTTGAAGAAGAATTTGCTATCAGGCAGGTTGAGAGAGCGATAGAATCTGGTTGGACAGGTGTGGTGTTTACTGGAACGGAGAGAGATTATCAAGAATGGCTAAATTTAAAATACAATGGAAGCAATCGGAAAACAGATGCAAAGCCGGACGAAAGCTCCGCCGGCATCCAATCAATCATCTTCGGTAAATAAGGCTAATCAGAAGCAATGGAGCAGGGTACAGGCTGACATATATTGGCGTAATCAACTCGTTGCATCTATGAAAACAATCTCGCCAGTCTTTATGGTTGATGATAGTAATCGCCAATTATTGAAAGCCCTTTATCAATGGGTTTGGGGGATTCCCGGAGTATTGGATGTAAGCAAGGGATTATTATTACACGGCTCTATCGGAGTTGGCAAGTCCACTTTGCTGAAAGGGCTACAGAACTATGCGGCAAAAATCGCCCGCTATTGTATTGGCGGCGCGGATGCTGGATTGACCTTTCAGTTCACCAGTGCTGCCGAGATTGCCTTGCTGTTTGCCGAGAAAGGAATTGTCGGGTTAAACCAATACACAGACAGATCATGTATGCACAATCTTGCCATTGACGAGGTGGGACGGGAACCTATGGATGCCAAACACTTTGGTACGGGCATCAATGCCATTCAGACCGTCTTGCAACTGCGCTATGAGCAGAGATATTGTTTCTACACCCACATGACTACCAATCTGGACCCGGACAAGGAGTTTTCCCAACGGTATGGAGCCTATATAGCCGACCGGGTGAAAGAGATGTTTAATGTGATAAAAATCGAGGGGGAAAGCCGAAGATGAAAGATATAAAACTGATAGCGACTATTCTGTCAATCCTGACAGCGTATGCCGCTTTTTATTTTGTCTGCTACTGGATAGCGGACTATTGTTTAAGGACTT